GAGCACTTCTTAGAGAACGAACAGTGCTATATGGTAGTTGGAATATTGACTGTTCAGTATTTGTATCTACAATATTAGTTCTAACCAAGCCGAACGCTGAGTTTGTTGCAGTTAGTGAAGAAGAGAGTGTTAATGAATTTTGACCAGCGATCGCATCAACTCTGTATGATAATCCGTTAACATATATGTAGTCGCCTACAATTAAATCTGTTAAGAAAGAAGTACCATTACCTGTAACTGAAGTTCCAGAAGCAGTAATAGAACCAGTCAATTGAGTCAAAATTGGATTTATGTCAGTGCTAAATCCTGAAGATAACAATGCTAATTGCTTAACATGTCTATTGAAATCTTTCCCAGGATTCATAGTAATATCATACAAGAATACTTTAAATGTAGCACTGGTGGAACCTATTGTTCCATTATCCCATTCAATGGCACGAATTCTAGCAGTACCAATAGTAGCACCTGCTGGAGATCCACGAACTGTTGTGAACCTGTCTTGTAAAGTCACCAACGAATTCTGATTGATTATAGGAAGTTTGCAGAGGTTTGTTGCTATAACAAAATTACCTAGATCTGCAGAAACAAATGCGTTGTCAGCTTGAGCATATTCTCTTGCTTTATCTATCGCTATGTACTCGGTACCAACTTTTTCAATTTCATATCCACGAACATACGCTTTTCCTGGCTCTAGTCCAATAGCTAATTTGTTTTCATCACCAGTTTTATAAATTCCACGATTGTAACTTGGTGTTTCTGTATATTCCCATTGAATACCAGTAGATCCTGGACCATCAAATACAGATCCTGAAGTATGAACAGGTGCAGTTGTAACTGAGGTTCCATTATTTTTAGCGGTGTAAGTTTTACCAGCATTTGTTACTACATCACCAATTAAGAATGCAGTATTCTGTAACCAAGCACCACGATCATTAGTTCTATGCTCACGAATATCAATGTTAAAATTGCGAACAGTATAATCTCCAGACTCATCATATGTGCGTCTTGCCAGAGTTTCTTCTAAAACAGAATATTCTGTTTTATTTACAAGTTTTTTATTGACACCATCATCAACACGAAGTAATTCTATAAAGTCTTTATCTACTACAGAAGTGATTGGCAACTTTGCTAATTGCAGATCGATATAGTAACGATGTGATCCAGGTGCAGCAAAGTTATAACTATTTTGAGCATTGTCTAATAATGTTGCGTCTTCTTCTGGTGTTATAACTGTTTCAGTAACACGTAATCCTACACGATAAGTTGGTGTGTTGCTATATTTTTCTAAAATAAATGAGTGATCGTCAACTAAAACGAAATATCCATTTACATAATAAACACCACGTTGTATTGAAACGATAGATCCTTTTCCAGTTGCATCTTGTGTTACTACTTGGAAAGAATATAAATTATCTGAAGTTGTTACTACTTCACCAGCAGCAAATACTTTAGTTGTCCCATTATTACCTGAATTTTTATAACGAATATAAAGTGTAGTAGGTTCGTTCTGCTCAGCACTCTGAACTTTAATAACCTCAGCTTTAAGGCTATTATTGGATCCTAAAAGAATCTTATCTTGTAGGTTTGCCACGAATGTTTCTACAGCAACACCATTATATAATGGTTGCAATTTAACATAGTCAGCATTATTATCTATCGAAATCTGTCCAGGTATAACCATCGATCCTTGTTTGAAGACATGATCTCCATGACGTTGGACCTGTT